TGTGTTGTGCATGGGATCGATCCCATATAAACTAAGCGGACATTCTAACTCAGGAGTAAAAAAGAATGGGAACTAGATTACGTAGAAAAAAAACTAGACTCGAAAAACAAGCTGCCAAGTATCGCAACCGGGAGCGGCTGCGCTTACAAAAGAAACGCGAAGAACTGGCAAAGCTTGCCGAAATGGAATCACAACAGGAGATCGCCGCCAATGCATGAACAAAAGAAAAACCCCAGTTGCGCGGATCGTGTCTGGGAAGCTTGCGAAAGTAGGCTCGAAGATATTCGGCTTATGCTCGACCCGACTGAGGATGACTACAAACTAGGCGATGACGGTTCACTGGATACTGTCATAGTGGTCGGTGAGGAAGAGTTTCGTTTTGATTCCTCAAACTTTGACGATGACACGCCAAAAACTGAGCAGGCCTACGCCATGTTCGCCGACGATATCGAGGAAACATTACGAGATCGTTTTCACGAATATGGTCTCTCTTTCGATTATGTTCCCCGATGGGCTTTCAATGATCAAAAGCTTGGCTTTGTTCGTTTCCAACTATCGTTGGGAGGGCCGCAGGAAGAAATACGTTTTTTCTGTGATGAACAACGGATGCCCTACCGGGTCGAGTTTTGGTTCTTAGATTGGGGTGATGGCGCGTGTATCGATATCACTGACCGATCCGAGACCGATCTATTGATCGATAGGTTAGGATTCTATGATTGGCTTTATGATGACCAAGAATTTTGGTCGCAATAAACCACGCACCGCAGAGAAAGCCCGGACCGATCCGGGCTTTTTTTTGTCTGTCGATTAACGAGTGAAACTTGCGGGGGGTCCGCTGGCCGTGATCCCCCGACAAAATATCCCGGCCCCCGGGCCGCAGTCCGCGAACCGAAAACCGCGAACCGGTTTTACCTGGTTAGCGAACCGCGAACCGAAAACATCGATACCAGGCTGCACCGATCCCGGGCCGAGTTCCGCGAACCGAACCGCGCGGAACGTGAACCGGGCTAGGGTCCCCCGGCGAATTGAGGCTAATCGGCGCGCAGCGATCCGGCGGCGGCGGCGCGCGCAGCGCGGCACCCGGGCGCGTGTGCGGGCACGTGTACCTGTGCAACTTTTTCGCAAACAATTACCAAAAAAATAAGAATGGCTTTCACTGGCAAAAAAACCTGCTATCCTGCCCCCAGATCCGTGCTCCGGGACCCCTATGAATCTAGCCTTGGACACTGCCGAAGAGACCCAAAAACTGCGCTTAGAACTGCGTCTAAAGCAGTTGGAGAAGGTTGAAGCTTGTCACCAAGAATTTTTACCATTTGTGCGTAGCATGTGGCCTGGGTTCATTGCAGGCCGTCACCACCACATCATTGCCGAGAAACTTGAAGAGATTGCACAGGGCAAGTTGAACCGTTTGATCATCAACATGCCGCCGCGACACACGAAATCTGAGTTCGCATCGTATTTGTTTCCTGCATGGATGATTGGCCGTAAGCCGGATATGAAGATCATTCAAGCCACGCACACGACTGAGTTGGCTGTGAATTTTGGTCGCAAGGTCAAAAACCTTTTGGAGACGGACGAGTATCAGGAGATCTTTGAAAACACGCAGTTGTCACAGGATAGTAAGGCGTCTGGTCGGTGGGACACGAAGTCTGGTGGTATGTATTACGCCGTGGGCGTTGGTTCAAACTTGGCGGGACGTGGTGGTGATCTGATAATCATTGACGATCCGCACTCGGAACAGACCGCGATGTCCGCGAGTGGGTTTGAAAATGCTTGGGAATGGTATACGGCGGGTCCTCGTCAGCGATTGCAGCCTGGTGGCGCAATAGTTCTGGTACAAACCCGGTGGTCCGAGAAGGACATGACAGGAAACCTGATCCGTCAAATGGCTAGGGACCCCCACGCAGATCAGTGGGAGGTCGTCGAACTACCTGCCATATTACCGAGTGGCGAACCCACGTGGCCCGAGTTCTGGAAACGGGAGGAGTTGGAGAGTGTAAAAGCTTCGATACCTCCGTATCAGTGGAATGCTCAGTATCAGCAGGCCCCAACGTCCGAAAGCCTAGCTATTTTGAAACGCGAGTGGTGGAAGATCTGGGAAGGGTCGAATGTCCCAAATCTTCAATATGTGATACAGAGCTACGATACGGCGTTCTCGAAACGCGAAACAGCGGACTATAGTGCGATTACAACGTGGGGTGTGTTTTACCCCGAAGAAGCTGGCGGACCGGCGGCTCTGATATTACTGGATGCGAAAAAAGGTCGATGGGACTTTCCAGAGTTGAAACAGGTTGCACTTGAGGAGTATAAGTATTGGGAGCCGGAGACCGTGATTGTTGAGGCGAAGGCTACAGGGACCCCTCTGACCCACGAGTTGAGGCAGATAGGTGTGCCTGTTGTGAACTTTACGCCAGCGCGAGGTACGGATAAACTGTCGAGAGCACATGCTGTGTCTCCGTTGTTTGAAGCTGGCATGATCTACGCTCCTGATGAATCTTGGGCACATGAGGTTATTGAGGAATGCGCTGCGTTTCCGAATGGGACGCACGACGACTTGGTGGATAGTACCACTCAGGCGTTGATGAGGTATCGACAAGGAAATTTTGTTAGTCTGCCTAGTGATGACACGTGGGGGGACTACGAAGGTAAACAGATGACGATTACGGCGGAATCCTATTATGGTTAGTATACTGCGTCAGCTCATGCTGAAACTCGCACAGAAGAGGGGCATGGTTGCAAAAGCTGACCGTGAGCTTGAGATAGAAAACCCCACCCCGCCTGTCAGAGCCAGAATCCAAAAAAAACGAATGAAGGACCAACAAGAAGTCGAAAGGCTTGAGCAGGAGATCCGTGACAAAGTGGGTCCCGATGGAAAGTTGCCCGAGGGGTTTTTTGAAGGTGGTATGGTTGGCTCGGCTCCACCGAGGATATCTCAGGGCCTATCCGGTCTTATCCGAAATTACAGCACGGGACCCCTAGCAAGAATGAGTGTTCCACGTGGAACGCCGCAGGGTATGTTTCGGGGTGGTGCTCCCGGTATGCGGGGCGTTGGCTTTAGAGGACCGCAGCGTATACCTGATATCGACATCGATCAGTCTGCTATTTCTGCTGCACTGGCGAATATACCGGCAGCCAAAAAACCGGGTGGACGGCCCATGTTGGATCGAAATGCCACCCCAGACATCCCACCACCCCCACCAGTTCCCACGAATGTTGCTATACAAACGCCTAGCCCTAGTCCAGTGACGGCAGCAGAGACGTTAGCTGCTGCCCCTATAGCAACAAGGACGGCGGCAACTCCAGTAGCACAAGCTTTGACAGGCTCACGACCAACAGACTTTTTGGGTTTTGAAACGACAGAGGGCGCAGCTGAACTCGCCACGGCACCCGGACAAACACCCTTCGAACCCGGCATGTTGTTGTACGAAGGCACCGACGTTTTGCAATCACCTACAGGTCCCACAGCAGAAGAAATAGCAGCGCAACAGGCGGCTGAAGAGGCTGCCGCCCGAGCCGCGGCGGAAGAGGCGGCGCGTCTTGAGGCAGAGCGATTAGCTGCAGAAGAAGCGGCACGGATTGCCGCCGAACAAGAAGCTGCGCGAATACAACAAGAGCAACTCGCGGCTGAACAACTCGCCGCTCAACAAGCTGCCGAGGCTGCCGCAGCAGCGGAAGCACAACGTCAGGCAGAGCTAGAAGCTCAAAGGCAGGCAGAGCTAGAAGCTCAAAGGCAGGCAGAGCTAGAAGCGCAACGTCAAGCAGAAATACTGGCACAACAAGAAGCAGAACGTATTGCACAAGAACAAGCCGCGCAAGAAGCCGCTGCACAGTTAGCAGCAGAACAATTAGCGGCAGAACAATTAGCGGCACAAGAAGCCGCTGCTCAAGCGGAAGCACAGCGTTTGGCGGAAGAAGAGGCTGCTAGAATCGCAGCAGAGGAAGCTGCACAGGCAGAGGCGCAACGAATCGCGGACGAAGCTGCCGCCGAAGCAGAAAGGGTCCGTTTGGCACAGATAGCGGAAGCCGAGCGACTCGCAGAAGAACAAAGACTAGCCGAGTTAGCAGCAGCAGAGGCTGCGGCTCTCGAACAACAGCGCATAGCCGACGCCTTGGCCGCAGAAAAAGCGGCTGAAGATCAGTTGGCCGCAGAACGATTAGCTCAAGAACAATTACTGCAACAACAATTAGCGGATCAGCAGGCCGCAGATTTGCTTGCACAACAAAATTTGGAGCAACAGCAGTTGGCGGCAGAGCAGCTAGTGGCACAACAAGCCGCCGAACAATCCGCACTGGAGGCCCAGATAGCCGCAACCCCTGACCCTGATCCCGTATACACGGCACCGACGCAAACAGAACTTGATCAGGCTGCCGCCGTTGCACAAACAGAAGCGGGTGATTTATTTACGACGCCGACGGATACGGGTGAAGTGATTGACCGAGGTAGCTTTGGAACCGTGGACCCTGTGACAACGACCACCGACACCGCTCAAGCAGGGCCTGTTGAACCACAAAACACTCCGGCAGTTATTACACAAGCTAGTGATGGAACATTTCATCCGACCCCGGCTGCGGCAGCGGCGTATGAACAGCAACTGGCTGCCCAACAAGCATCGGGTACATCCGGGCTGGCTTCTTTACTCGCTAGACCTGATTTCGATGTGAGTGAGGCAATAGCCGACTACACTTCCGGATACGACAGCACTAGAGACAAAACATTCCGTCGCACCTTTTATCCATTCCAAGAATTAACAGATGAGCAAAAAGAAAACGCATATATAGCAGAAGTCTTCAAACCGGTTGCTGATGTGAGTCGATTCCGTCCTGCGTTGACGTTTGGTGAGACTGCAGGTACGACAACAGGCACTACTGACACCACCGGCACAGACACATCCGGGATACCGACAGGTGATGTAAACACTGGAGCCGCAGCTTCCGCTCCTGGTCAGTATGGGTTGGCTTCGAATCAAATGTATCAATGCCCAGAAGGGTATACACTAGCATTTGTGAACGGCAGGGCCACGTGTAAGAGTACGTCTCGTAAAATAGCTAGAAAAGATGTACCGCCAGAGGTAATCACGTTAGGAGAGACAGCATAGATGGCAAACGGTGACACACCCCAAGTATCTCTGATGGACCGCGAGGGCGGTATGTTGTCAGACGAGGATGTAGAGGCGGTCGAGGTAGAAGCTTTACCCAACGAGATGTCACGGATCACGGACATTGAGGGTATAGAAATCATCCAAGAAGAAGATGGTGGTGCCTCGGTAGACTTCGATCCGATGCGTAGCAGGGACCGTGAAGACGACTTTTATGACAATCTGGCGGAGTTCCTGCCGGATTCTGTCTTGGCTCAAGTATCCAACGAGCTTACTGACCAGTATCGATCCAACAAAGCATCGAGACAGGATTGGGAAGATGCGTATTCCAAGGGCCTCGAACTGCTTGGCTTCAACTATGAAGAGCGAACAGAGCCTTTTCGGGGCGCGACCGGTGTAACACACCCACTTTTGGCGGAAGCAGCGGTTCAGTTCCAAGCGCAGGCGTTCAATGAACTCCTCCCGGCGGACGGTCCTGTACGCACCACGGTCCTCGGAACACAGACCAGAGCCAAAACAGAACAGGCATCGCGTGTTCAAGGGTTTATGAACTACTACATTACCAATGTGATGGAGGAGTACACCCCAGAATTTGATCAAATGCTGTTTTATTTGCCGTTGGCAGGCTCAACTTTCAAGAAAGTCTACTTTGATGACGCGCTGGGCAGGCCGGTTTCCAAGTTTATCCCAGCAGAACACCTTGTTGTGCCGTATGAAAGCAACGACTTAGAGACTTGCCCTAACATTACACACACTGTTCGCATGTCTTTGAACGATTTACGCAAGCAACAGGTCAGCGGATTCTATCGTGACATCACCGTTTTGCCCTCTCAGCCCGAAAGTACGTCTGTTTCGGACGAGATTGACTACATTGACGGCACAAAATCCACTGGAATCGACTATGACTGCACTTTATTGGAGTGTCATGTCGATTTGGACCTCGAAGGGTACGAAGATACGGACAATGACGGCGAACCAACGGGCATAAAGATCCCGTATATCGTCACAATCAGCGAAGACAACGGAAAAGTACTGTCTATTCGTAGAAATTATCGCGAAAACGACCCGATGAAGGCAAAAATTGCGTATTTTGTGCATTACAAGTTCCTTCCGGGCTTCGGATTCTACGGAATGGGTCTCATTCACACAATCGGTGGTTTGTCAAGGACCGCGACGGCGGCTTTGAGGCAACTTATTGACGCTGGGACGCTTTCAAACCTGCCAGCAGGCTTCAAAGCTCGTGGTTTGCGGATCAGAGACGATGATGACCCGCTACAGCCGGGTGAATTTAGAGATGTGGACGCTCCTGGGGGTCAAATACGTGATTCTTTGATGCCTTTGCCGTTCAAAGGACCGGATGGCACGTTATTTCAGCTTTTGGGCTTTGTAGTCAACGCTGCACAGCGGTTTGCCACGATTACAGACATGAAAGTGGGTGACGGCAACCAATCTGCGGCTGTCGGCACAACAATCGCGATGATCGAGCAGGGTGCGCGGGTGATGAGCGCAATACACAAACGTCTCCACTATGCGATGAAGATCGAGTTTCAGATACTTTCGAGGGTGATGTCGGAGAGTTTACCCCCGGTTTATCCCTATGAGGTGCCGGGGGCGGACGCAGCGGTCAAAGCAGAGGATTTTGATGAGCGTGTGGACGTTATGCCGGTCTCTGACCCCAACATCTTTTCTCAAAGCCAACGTATAGCCATAGCGCAAACAGAGCTTCAGATGGCAATGCAGGCCCCAGAAATACACAATATACCCGAGGTCTATCGTCGGGTGTATGACGCGCTGGGTGTAAAGAATGTAGATCAGATACTGAAGGCAGATACACCAGATGAGGTGGTGCCGAAGGACCCTGCAAGAGAAAACATGGACGCTTTGGAGAATGTGCCTTTACAGGCTTTCAAAGGTCAGGATCACATGGCGCATATTCAATCCCATTTGTTGTTTGTGACAGGCGGCATTGCAGCATCGTTGCCCCCAATCGCTCTAGCAATCCAGAAACACATACTGAATCATGTGCAACTTATGGCCGAAGAGCAGGCAGAAGCGGCGTTTGTTCAGCAGAATCCAAACGTTGCGTTGGTCGATCAAGCCAACAATGCGCCGTTCCAAGCTTTGGTAGCGCAGTTTGTCGCACAAGGGATGCAGCAGGTGGTGGCGTTGGGACAGCAGATCACTGCCGCAGGGCAGCCGCAAGAGCAACAAGGGCCAGATCCGTTAATTGGACTGAAACAACAAGAGCTTCAGCTCCGGGCACAGCAGGAACAGAACGACGTAGTGAGAGAACAGGCAGAGCTAGAGCTAGAAAGACAGAAGCTGGCGCAACGTGAGGCCAACTTCCAGCAGCGTCTCGCAAGCCAAGAGGCACAAACACAGGCTCGTATTGATGCGGGTCTGGAAAGAGAACTTTTGAAACAGAGAGGTAACTAATGAGAACAGTAAAAGTAAACGGTATCCCACCCAAAGAGCCGCCAGCAGCGGTCAATTACGCTGATATCCAGGGTCAGGGCAGGATTCCTTACAAAACGATAGCGGAAGAAACTACACCGAACACGCAGTTTGCGAAGATTACCCGTGGTAAGAAGCGGGGTATGGGCGCAGCAGAGCGTGGCGGAGACTTTACGATAGCGTAAGGCAGGGGTTTTGTTTGTCGTTTGACTGCGATAGTATCGGATACAGTCGGACAATAAACGATAAGGATGACTATTGAACGAACTTGACGTGGTACAGTTTGTACAAAAAACACTGAAAGGTCGCAAAGCCCAAATTCAAGAACTCATGGCTGAAGGCGGGATCAAAGATATGGAACATTACAGAGAGTGCATGGGTGAGATCAGGG